AGAATCAGTTTTAATCTCGTTTACTTTTTGATTGTAAAAATCTCTTAAAGCAATAGTAGAATCAATCGAATTAATAAATTCTTTTAATACTAACTTTTGATTAGAATTTAAACTTTCATATTTACCATTAAATTTCTCTAATAAAACTCTATAGGTTAAAATACGTAAATCTTTATCATAAGATTTAAACTCTTCAATAAGATTGTTAGTTACTTCTTGTTTATCTACAGATTTAGAAGACAAATGTTCTAAAAGAGTAATTTTATGGTTTATAATTTGATTAGGATCAATTAAACTATCCTGACTATAGATTTCATTTAAAATATAAAATGAAGCTTGAATTTTATAATGTGGTAAGTGTGTTTTAAAAAACTCATCTAAATTGTAGTGTTTTTTTATCTCACTTATCAAGTTATACTTTTCTCTTTTTAAACTTTTTTTATTTAGTTTACGAGAAGATTCTAAAAGAGTATTAATTACCGTTTCAGCTTTAGATTCTGAGTATCCTACTTTTTTAAGTAAGGTTTCGTATAATTTATATTCTTTTGATAATTCAGATTTTACAAAATACTTCTTCATAATAGACATTGCAGGAGATTGATTACCTGATAATGTGTCTGAAGTAATTTGACGTACTAGAAGTTCAAAAAGAATTCCTGTGTTTTTATACTTAGAATGTTTAATTTTCATTCTTAATGATTTTATTTATAAATATATCAAGATTTTTGTTCCTTAATATTAGACTCGTCTAATAATGATTCTTTTGATTTGTCATCTTCAAATACCAATTGTTTTCTACTAATTGGAATTTTATTTAAAAGCGTTTCTAATGCTAAAGGGGAACCACCTTTAAATTGAGGGCGAATTGAATCAGATTCATTATCATCTTTTTTCATTCCTCTAGCTCCTAATCTATCTTTACCTAAATTATCAGCTTGAGTATTTCTATTAGATGCTTTTTCTTTAGGTCTTCCTAAAACTTCTTTCTCATTGTATTTATCTGGAACATTTGCTGGGTCAGATTGGTATCTACCTTGACCATATAATGAAGCTAAGTCATGAGGAGTACCATAAGATTTACCTGTTTCTAATGGGTCATTACCTTCAGCTTCAATTTGAGTTAATCGGAATTTACGTTTAGCATCTTCACGAATTAAATCTCTATATTCATCATATTCATTTTCACTAAATCTAAACACATTATCATAAATCCAATCTGTTGGAAGTAATTTAGTCTCCATAATGTTGGTAGCTAAATCTACTTTTTCTTTTAATAAAGCGATTCTTTCTTGATCGTAAATAATAGAAGGAGTGGTTAATGATAATTCAAAATTAGTTAATTGTTCTGAAGTGTATCCTTGTGTGTAAAGATGCACTGTTGCTATTTTGTATAATTCTGATAATATAATACGTTGAATTCGGTCAATAGTACGAGCAAAGCGAATATCTTCAGCAGCTAATGTTGCTTTACCTTCAGTATCACCATCATATCCTAAAAAGGCTTTTGGAACTTTTAAAGCAGCAAATAATTTATCTCTTAAATAAGTTACATCTTGAATACCATCGTAATCTAAACCTTTAGTAGTATCAATTTTAGTAGCAGAATCATTACCTCTTACAGGGATGAAGAAATCCTCCATCATGTTCTGCATATTGAATTTTAGGTTATATTCACCTGTTTGTTGGTCAACATAAGGAACACGTTTCATTTTAGAAATTGTTCTTTCCATAAATGCATCAACTTCATTTGGTGGAATTGATCCTACATTAACATAATAAATACGTTTTTCAGGCGCTCTTACAATTCTATGAATCAACATTGCATCTTCCATAAGAGTGTATTGTTTAAACAACTTACGTGCGGGTTCAATGTAAGATCTACCATATGGAAGATAGTTAGCATCTGTCAATAAACGGAAATGTGCTATTTCGTAATTATCAAATTCAATATAATTTCCTGAAGGGTTCATTCCGGCACTACTAGTACCTCCATAGTAACCACCATAAGCACCATATCCTGTCAAACCATCTGGGTCAAATAAAAATTTAACTTCATTTGGATTTTTTGGATTAGAACCTTCTAATCGTGTTATATTATATGCAGTGTATGGAATTACATTATACACACCATATTTTTCGGCTATATCTAATTTTAAGAAAAAGTCACCATACTTACACATTTGGCGGATCCACATCCATAAATTAAATTCTATATTTAATACATCATAGAATAAATTATATAGGATTTCTTGAATATCATCATCTGTACTTTTTATAGATAAAACTTCACCTTGTTCATCCTTTAAAGTACATTCATCTGCAATAATATCAAGAGCTGAAGCGATAATAGCATCAGTATCCATAGCTTCATAGTCACTATAAAGCTGAACCCTCATTGTTTGATAATTAAGGGCTGGGTTATAAACTGGGGCTGCTCCAGTTACATGCAGTCTAGAGAATCTTTCAATTAATGAATTGGTTTCGATTTGGCCTGCTTGTTGAATAGAATTAGTATCTATTACTTTAAGTTGTTTGCCCCCAACATTTCGAATGATTACATCAGTCGAAAATAATCTTTTTAATCGGGTGAATACACTAGTGTCTGCCATATTATGTTATTATTATAAATATTAAAAAAGCCATCTAAGATCTTCCATTCCTCCCTTATTGTTTTCCATTTGGTAGGGATTACGAACTCCTGCACGAGAATATGCACCTGCAGCATTCATTGAAGATTTACCTATATTATTTAGAGCAGCTTTTGTTAAGTCAATTCCTTGTTGTCTAAATTTAAATGAAGTATCTCTTAAAAACATAGCAACACCAAAAGCCATAACTAAGTCATCATTATACCCGTGTTGTGCTTCTGCTCTACCATTTTTCCAAACAAATACTTTCATTTCTTCTATTAATCTTTTTGATTGAATAGTTACAGCTTTATCAGAAATGTATTCTTGAAATTTCCCAATAATCATTGGACGAGTTCTTAAAGACATTGTAAAACCAGCTACCATTCGTGACGTATCAGCATATGAATCAAAATACGAATCAGCTGTTACTTCTCCACTCTTAGGTGAATAATAGAGATTAGGATAGTTTCTATCAATAGCTACTTGAATTGAAGCCCACCCAATATTTGCATTTTCTATTACTAAAAGTGCATTATTATATTCAGTACCAATTCCTACTAATAAATGACCAAATTCTTTAGTACCAATTTGACCCTTATATTCTGCTACTTGGGTATTACTTTCAATATCAATTACATGAAAAGTTGAATAATCCTTCCCATCACCTCGGGCGACGTCAGCACACACCATATAGGTTCTTGAATAATCAGCAGGTTCCCATACCCATAAATTGCGGTCCACACCTCTACGTTCCAAAGGTTCTTTAATGTAAGTGTTTTCATAAAATTCTAAATATTCGTTGTAAAATACAACATCTCCTGAGGTGCTAAAATCACAATCACATTCTTGGGCTGCTAATCTAGGATCACCTAAAAGTTCATCTTGTCTTTTTCTCCAACTTTCATCTCGTTCTGGGTGAACAAACCAAGGGAGTTTTATAGGAAGAAAATCGTTTTCAGATGCTTCAGCTCTTACCCAAGTTTGATGGAACCAGTTACCAGTACCATAAGGAGTAGATAATACAATAGCACCACCACCTGTTGCTAAGGTTTGTTGAGCTGAGGCCCAAATCTCTCCAATTTGATCAATAAAAGCTGCCTCATCGACTAGCAAAAGTGATACTGCTTCTGATCGACCAGCATCACTACTTGCTGAAGTGGCTTTGATTTGAGATCCATTACTAAGTCGTAATGATAATTTATTATTTTCTTCTGCTGGGATTTTAAGCCAGGAAGGTAAGTTATCAAACATGAATTTAACTTTCGTAACCATGTTACGAGCAGTTTCTTGTTTAGTTGCTATACAAAGTACATTTTTATCTTTATGGAATAACATTAACCATAAAGAATATCCTGCACCTAAAGTAGAAATACCTAATTGCCGAGATTTTAATACAACTGAATATGGGTTGTCTCTCCATAAACGTAAAACCTTTTCTTGGAATGGGTATAAGTTAAATATAACTCTACCTCGTTGTGGGTGTTGGATGTGACAGTATTTTTTCATAAAATGTGCCGGGTCTTGGGCACATTTAAGATACTCTTGTCTTATTATATGTTTTAAATCTTGACTCATTAATTAATTGCTATTAATGTAATAACAGCTATTAGGGAAGCCACGAAACCTCCACCTAACCATTTAATTCCTGTTTTAAGATTTTTATTTTGATTAGTTAACTTAGTAACATCTTTTTCAAGACCTGTTATAATTTCATCTTTTTTTACAACTACCTTCTTATAATTATCAATTTGAGAAATATAATTTTCTTCTTTTGATTTGTATAAAGTTATAATACTATCTTGGGTTGATATTTGTTGATTAAGTTGCCAAACCATTTTATTTACAACTTTTAATTCAGCAATAGCAGAATCCCCTTTAACTAAATCAATAGCTATGCGTCTTGCTTTACTGTAGGGGAAACAAATTCTACTTGTATCTGTCTGAGAAAAAGTCGTTGAGCTCAGAAGGAGAAGAATTATTAAGGTTTTTAATTTTGTCACCATAGTACTTGCGGGTTTTATTTAGTTCTTTTTCAGTTGATGTTAACTCTTTTTTTATTGAATCCAAAGCATGTTCTTGATATTTAACACGATCGCTCAATACTTCTTGTTCTGTGTTAAGAGTTTTTATAACTAAAGTTAAACTATCTATTTCTTTCTTTTGAATTTCATAATTATCTACTTTTGGGGTAGATTTATTTACAAAAGCCAAATATAACAAAACTAAAAATATAATACCGGCTAGTATTAAATATGGCAATTTTAAATTAATTGAATTTTGCATCTTATTTAACAACACTTCCTACTAATGCCGCTAAATCAGCACCTTTAGCTTTAAAAAGATCTTTAACTGATTTACTATTTATAAGTTGTTTTAAGATTTTTAAATCATCAGATTTTGCTCTTTCTGATTTAGACATTTGTTCTAATTTAGATACTTTAGAAGAAATACCTTTTTTTATTTTTTCATATCTTTCTTCTTCAGCTGAAGTAAGCTTTTTAGCGTGTTTAGAGCCTGCACCTAATTCTTTTTCTGCTTTTTTGATATCTGATTTAGATGGTTCTTTTTCTGTTTCTTCATCTTCATCATCTTTTGCTTCTTTAATAGCATTAGCTTGAGCTAATTTTTCTTTAGCAACTACTAATTGATCTTGTGCTGCTTTCTTTTGAAGAGGAGTTTTTGCAGTAGTTAAAGTAGCCTGAGCATCTTTAATCATCTCTTGGGCAGCTGCAATTGCTGATTTTTTAGAGTTAGCCTCTGCTGGTGAAAGTTCTTCTGATAAAATTTCTATGATTTCTTCTCTAATTTGAGATTTTAATTCTGATTTTTTCATTTGTTATGATGCTTAAGATTTTCTTATAAATATTATGAAAAAATTACTTCTTTAATCCGATCAATACGTTCTTTTGTAGAACCCTCAATAGTTGTAAGATTTTTAATTCTAGGAGCATAAAATCTAAGTAATGTTGAAATAGTACTATCAATCTCAGCTCTATATATAACATCAGTTTCCCGTACTCCATTATCCTCAATATCAACTCCTTTAGGAGTCACATAAAAAATATGATCATATTCATGGAGTAAAGTTGAAGCAAAATCACAAAACTTTTGAGATTCTAAATAATTCATTGATTTTGAACATTTAGCAAATGCCATCACATCAATTATAGTTCTATCTGTAATAATATCATCTAGCATTAATTCAGTAGCTCGTTCTGCTAAAAATATAGCTTGACCCTTAGTTGTTGAATCTGTATTGAGTGGAATGCCTAATTCACTTAAATATTTAGACCGTTCAGTTCTAAAATTATATTTTTTAAATTCAGGTAATTCTTTTAAAGCATTAACCAATGTTGTTTTACCTACAGACATTGTACCACAAAATCCTATTTTCATATTAATAACGTGTTGTTCCTTTTACAGATGAATTTTTATACCAAGGCAATCCTTCTCTATTTTTAAGAGCTTCTTTATATGATTTTTCATCATATTTGATACCATTAAGATAATATTCTTTTTTTAGTTTACAATCTTGATCTACAGGTTCAATTGAGGGTCCATCCCAATTGTGCAATTTCCAGGATGTTTCTCCTATTAATTTAATAAAATGGTGTTTGGCACCATTCATCTTCATAACTTTAACTTCATAAAATTTTTCTTTTTCCATAACTTATTTTTTGTAAATATAATAAATTTTTAATTAAAATCCAAATTATTTTAAAAAACTTTCTGCTACATAAATTGCTTGAGCTCCTGATACTGTAATACCTCTTGCACTTAAAGCATCACCTACAAAGTGTACATTTGGGTAATCCACTAATGCTAGATTTTCATAATCTACTTTTACTTCAGGAGATAGATATTTTACTTCAGGAATATACATACCCCAATCATCTCCTAATGTAGGGAATACTTTTTTCATATCCATAATAAAATCCATTACATACTTAAAATAACCACCCATTGCAGGTTCTACAACGTTAGTTAAAGTATCTAAACTAATTTGAGTACTAGATACTTCTACTCCTTCAGATGTTGTTGAAGGTTTTCTAGATGGGGAATAATATAAACCAGTTCTATCATTACCTAATGGATTATGTGGTTTATAAGTATATTGTAATTTGTTTACTACATCTCGTGACCAAGTAAATGGATCTTCAATACCATTAATTTCCATCAATATACCAA